TGGTTTGACTTGTCCTTTGGGTTTGACTTCTATGACATCGTTGCCAATGGTTCCATCTTTCTTTTTATATTTAATAAAGAAGTCTGGGAAGTATCGATGGACTTTATTATCTACAGGGGAACGATAGGGAATAAAGAATTCTTCCGATGCCCATTCTAATATTGCATCGTTGTTATCACAATACACCATGAATCTTCTTTCCCAAAGGGATCGATAGTAGATCTTTGTCGGATCACCACGATATTTCTTTGGGTTCTTACAACTGAATCTTCCACTGTATGCCATAATGAGTATAAATAACTGTATATATTGGAAGTATTTATATGGCAAGCATTAACAAGATCCTAGATAAAGTCGGAGAAGCAAAAGAAGCATACAATACACTCAAAGGTATTTCAGCCAGTCTTAAGGGCAAGAACTATACCTCTGCGAATGATGCTCTCGGAGAACTGCGTGAAAAGGCAAAAGCAGAACTCGATAAAAGACGCAATTCAATCAAAGCACTCTCTAAGAGTGGTACATTGACTCCACGACTTGCGAAACAAACACCCCAAGGAAAGTTTACGATACTGAAGTTTCCCTTTGAAGAAACTCTACCCAATGCTATCGTATTCCGTGCAGAAGATACTGCCAGTCGGAATTCCGAACTACTACCAGATATTAAAATAGAATTATATATTCCTGATGGACTCAATCAAAATTCATCAGTCACTTATGAAACTGCAGATATCGGAGCAATGTCAGCAGCAGTGGCAACCGCAGCAAAAGGTGAAGATGGAACCGATAACCTTACAGGAGTGAGTGGATCAGGACTGATTAAAAATCTTGCGGAAAGATTCGCAAGGCAAACTGGAGAAGCAGCATTAGGTGATGCAGGGAAACTCATTAATAAAGTCGCAGGAAAAGCAGCAAACCCTCTTAGAGAAACCTTCCTCAAAGACGTGCCCTTCCGAACCTTTGACTTCTCATGGACCTTTCAACCCAAGTCTTTCAAAGAAGCACAAGAAGTACAAAAGATTATCACAGCATTTAGACTCAGAATGCTACCCAAAACAGCAGAAAATGATTTGTTTTTAGTTTATCCACCACAATGGAATATTAAATACAAAGGTCCCATACAAGATAAAGTAGAAGGATATCTTCCTGGAATGATTATTACTGGAATGAATGTGGATTATACAGGAGGGCAGAAGTTTACAGCATTTGCCGATGGTTATCCTACTCGTATCACCATGGGTCTGAATCTAACTGAAACTAAGATCCTATCTCGTCAGAATTATAGAGAGTTCGCAATCGGTAAAGATTGGGATATAGAGGGTGTGGCAAGAAATACTGGACCCCAAAAACCTGGAACTTAAAGCATGAGTAATCAATATTTCGCAAACTTCCCAGAGATTCAATATAAATTTGCTGATGGTAACTATGCTACCATTAAAGATCTATTTCGCAAAGCGAAGATAGAGAATGAACGCATCGATTCCATTATTAATTATACCTATTACGAAGTCCAAGAAGGAGATAGACCCGATGTGGTTGCTTCGCGACTGTATGGGGATGGGGATTTGTATTGGACTTTCTTTTTAGTCAATGATTTCCTTGGATCCATGAATGATTGGTATCGAGATAGTGTTATTTTTGATGCATTTATGAATGAAAAGTATCCTGGATATGTGTTAAACGCAACAAATAGCACAGATATTCTCACAAGTTCTGGCAAGTTTTTATTAGGGGAAGCATTTACCTCTTCCAATGGAGCAACAGGTCGTTTATGTGAAATCAATGCCACCATGAAACGCATCGTTGCGATCTATGATGGTGCATTACAAGCGATTGCAGGCAATACCATTACAGGAAATATTAGTGGAAGATCCTTTACTCTCGCTTCCACATCAAGACATAGGGATGCTGTGCATCATTATTTGGAAACTTCTGGTGTTTGGAGTAACCTAGACAATCCAACCAACACAGTGGTGACCAATGAAGAACATGAAAGAAATCTCAATGAGGAGAAACGACGCATTAAGATCATTGAACCTCGTTACATACGACAGGTGGTTCGCGAGTTCGAATCCATCATGTCCATTACATAAACCATAGGAAATTATATTATGCCCATGAAATTTAAAAAAAGCGATATCGTTCGACAAAAAGACGGATCATTCAAAACAACTCATTATTATATTAAACAACAAACCACTGAGATGCTGTTGAAATATATTAATGGTGAAGAGCGATGCAAAGGCAAGCAACGCAGAAAGTGCATCGTAGAACTCGACCGACGCAAAGTCTCTTATGTGTGGTCTCCACTAGCAACCCCTCCCGAATCCCTTAGTTTATAAATGAGTACACAAAGAGGTCAATTTAAAGTTCACTGCATTACTCTTGCCAATCAAGAGGGTGAGACCAGTGACATTCAGGCAGCAGTCGGACAGATAGACCTCTATGAAAATATATTCGATACTTTTATTACTGGAACTCTGAGAGTCTTTGATGGGTTGAATCTATTAGAGCGATTTAGAGTCTTTGGGCAAGAGTATGTGCATATTAAATTATCTCAATACGAAGGCACTGGCGAAGAAGCAGCAAAATCTTATACGATTGATAAGAATCTGCGTATATACAAGATCACCGATGTAGAAAGAGTTTCATCCAATTTGTATACTTATCTTATTCATTTAGTGGATCCTCGCATGTTCTTTACACGCAAGGCACGACTCAGTACTACCTATAGAGGTGCCATCTCTGATATGATTGCGAATCTATGTATTGATAAAGCACATATATCCAAAGAAGAGTTCGATTTATTTGAAGAAACTAAACCTGACAATCTGCAGTTTATTATACCTAACTGGACTGTACATCAAACCATTGATTATTTAACTCGAGAGTCCATGACCATGGACAGTGATGCAGTGTGGTCGAATCCTTTCTTCTTTTATCAAACAGTCAATGGTGGATTTCGTTTCGCATCGATCGATAGCATGTTGCAAATGAAGTTCCCTCTGGAATTTACTTACAATTTAGCACGATCGACACAAGTCGACTCTGCTAGTAAAACTCTAGAGGACAAGGAAGGTGGCAAGGCAACACAAATACTCTCTGTGACCACGAGCAAAAGATTTAATATTATCGAAGGATTAGAGATGGGAATGTATGCTGGACGCAAAAACTCCTACGACATGATCACTAAAATATCCAAAGATGTATTATTTGATCTGGGTGAAGTATATAATCGCAATCCGAAAGGACATTTATCGGGATATCCTGTTGTACGCATATCTGAGGACTTTGAAAAGATCGTTGAGGGTGGAGAAGTGATAGATGAAGATACACCACCAGACTACAGAGAGGTGGATATTGATACCAATTTGACTAAGTCTTACGATGCTCATTATAAAATATCACAGAACATGAACCATCGTTTTGGCGTGAGTAACGATTATACTGCCAACGATGTGTTTCGTAACATAGACTTTGACAGCGACAGTGCCGATTCCTTTGAACGCAATGCCATGGAGAAACTCTTACATCAGAATGTCACTCGTATTACCATTCCAGGTCGTACGGATATTCAATGTGGTCTGGTGTTACATGCGGAAATACCTATGGTGCAAGTCGATGATAATATCGTCAAAAATCCTTTCGATGATAATCAATTTTTAATCACTGGAATTAAATACGAATTTAAAACAGCAACCAAAGAATCTTTCTGTCATCTAGAATGTGTGAAAGAATCCCTCGCAGCAGAAATAGAAACCAGCAAACTCGAAGTGAGTGATGCTTATAGGAGCGATTAATGGAATTATATTATGGAATGGTAGAGGATAGGCACGACCCACTAGGAGTGGGAAGAGTGCGTGTGCGTGTACATGGGATACATACGCATGACAAACAACAAATAGCATCGGCAGATTTACCATGGTCAAGTGTGATCATGCCCACGACCGAAGCATCGCTCTCAGGTATAGGCAAGACCACTCATGGTTTGATTGAAGGATCCACTGTGATCGGAGTTTTCACTGATAATGCCAAGCAAAATTTTATCGTCTTGGGTTCTTCTTTGGGTATTCCATCCTCTGGAGCACGCAAGGATATAAAAAATAAACTCATCACTCCCAGTGTGGAAGATGGATTTAATGATCCTCGTCGATTAACAGCCACAGATTATGACGACACTCCCGATGGAATCAATCCAGTGCAAGATCCTTCTCGTTCTTGGGGACTCACAGCAGCATTAGATAAAGCACCCAAGCATCCTGAGTCTGTAGAAATAAAACTCGATGGCACGGCAAGTACCATCACTGAGAAAACACTCACGACTGACGATCTGCCTTATTATCCTTTATACAGGGATCAGACCGATGTGTCGGATAAAGCAATCAATGGCAGTGAACCCACTTACAAACCCACAACTCTCAGTGTATTTGAATTACCTGAGAAAACTAAAGATACCACAGCAACACAATATCCATATAATAAAGTCACTGAGACGGAAAGTGGTCATTATTTTAGTGTGGATGATACTCCAGGACGCGAACGAATCGTAGAGTTT